CAAGGTTTTGGGTAATAGTTTGAATTTCGTGTTCAAGATCTCGTATTTGTCTTTGGTTAAGTCCAATCCGAGTATTGTTTTGAGAAATCTCATGATTGAGTTTCGTAATCTCCTTAGAAAGTGCAATGAATTGACGCTCTCTCTCCTGTTCTAATTTTATAGTCTCCTCTAAGTCTTGATAACCTTTTTGGAGTTCCTTTGCCTTATTTTGAGCGTCGGTAATTTTATTTATTCTGAACTCCTCCTCAATGGATTGTGTGCATGTGGGGCAGACCGTATTTTCAGTAAAAAACTTATGCTCTTTAGTAATGGCAGTTACTTTTTGAGATATTTTACCCCTAAGATTGTTAAGCTTTACTAACTTACCATCGGCGCCAATGACTTCTTCTTGTTCTTTTGTATACCTAAAAATATCCTCTTCTGTGCGGGCATTTTCAGTCATATAAATGCCAACTTCCTGATCTAACTTGGCAATCTTATCTTGGTTGGTGTTTATATTGGCATTACCACGACTTTCAAGTTCTTCAATAAACTCCTTCTGCATTTGTTCCTTTTCTTTCAGAGTCTGCTTTTTTAATTCTAAAGACTTAACTTGATCTTTCTTTTCACGTATCTTATCCTTAATAAGATTATTCATTGCTGAGAAGATACGAATATCCAATAAATCTTCAATAACTTCACGACGATTAGCAGTTGTGAGTTGCATAAACGGTACAAAGGTGCTACTACCCAAAATTACAATCTGAGTAAAAGATTTGTAGTTCACCTTAAGAATATTTTCTTCTAATATTTTTTGATTTGCCCTATCGTCTGCCTCTTTATGCAATGACACTCCATTGACTTCAATATCAAACACATTGGGTTTGATTCCACGGCGGACAAGATACTCTCTACTGTTAACAGAAAACTCAATTTCAACAAGACAATCTTTCTCGTTAATTGTATTAATTAGTTGTGGTTTATTAATTTTACGAAATGGTTTATTAAAAAGAACAAACGTCAGAGCATCAAGTACAGTTGATTTCCCTGCACCATTTGTTCCAATTATAAGATTGGTAGATTTTTTTTGGAAATCAATCTCGGACCAGTTATTACCAGTGCTTAAAAAGTTTTTCCATTTTATTTTCTTAAATATTATCATTTTTGGGTGGAATCACAATATCATCAGGAGTAATTACGGCATACTTATAATTGTGAATCTTACAAGTTTTTATTGCAATTTCATCATCAACTTCTATAATTTCCATTTCTTTTTCGTAATCTTCATCATACTCTAGCATCATAGCATAACGAGTGGCATCATCTTCTTCCTGAAAGAGAAATAACACTTTTTCACCATATTGATTTGCAACTGCATATGCCCCGTCATCTTTTCGACCTTTGAGTGTAAGAAGAAACATTTTACTCCACTTCGCAAGCTTGTTTATAGAGTTCTTCAAATATACCCTTAATTATATTTTTGTCGAAGTCACATTCCGATTCATCAATATAACGATTCAAAATTGAAATAGTATTTTCCTCTTCATCAATTACAAAGTTTTCATTTTCTTGAATATCAAAGTTTTCGACAATTTTTAAATCTTGAATACCAATCTTATATAGTTTATCAATAAATCTTTCAAAATCTTTTGGTTTAGATTTTTTACGAACAATTACTTTTACTATTTTAGCGACATATTCGGAGGAATCAAAAGTTTGATAGGGAGTATCCTCATAGTAAATATTATAGAATAAACGATGAGGATTGTCAATTGGTGTGTGCTCGAATGTTTCAGTATCAAAAATAGTAAATCCACGAGGGTCATTCACATCATTCCAATACATCTCATAAGGATTTCCAAGATAAAAGATTTTTCCATTATCAGAGCGAGTATGATAGTGACCAGAAAATACCTTATCGAACTTATCAAACATCTTCGGATCTGTTCCGTGTTCGTTCATCACCAGATGGTTATTTACACGAAATCCTTTGAGTTCCAAATGTCCCATCACAATCTTAGATTTGGACTTCTGTATCACCTTTAAGGTTTCATCATAGTTCTCACTACAAATCCAAGGAATAAACGTCATATCAATTCCACAAATTTTAGTGTTTGTAGGAGAACTATAAGTTTTGATATTTGAATAGTCTTGAAGAAGAAGTTCTGGGGAGTTGACGTGATTAGAATTCTTAAAGTAACAGTCGTGATTACCCACAATCATATGAACCTGATACTTTTTAAGAGGATCAAATACAACTCTCTTCGCCCATTCTAAACTTTGATAATCAATTGACTTACGACTATCAAAGGCATCTCCCATATGAATAACTGTCTCCACTCCGTGCTCTTCTAGGGCAGGAAAGAAGACATTCTTATAGAAAAGTTCAAAGTAATCATGAAGATGTTTTGAACCTCTTTTTGCGCCAAAATGACTGTCTGTAAAAATAGCCACCTTCATAATAATTTATTACCTTTACAAATGTTTTCAAAAGTCATCGGTTTCCATTTCTGTATTGAATGGCGTCTTTCATACTATTATACTCACTATTATTACCGGCAAGAACACCTTCATCAATTGTCATAACTTCATCAAATCCGGTTCTTTCAATAATTTTATTTTTGATTTCTAACTGTCTTTTTTCCTTTTGAATTCTTCTTAAAAAAGCATAATGAATAATCTGTGTGAAGTAGGCAAAAGGATTTTGTGACCTTTCTGGATCAAAATTATGAATATACTGAACGCAATTTTCGATTCCGTCAGAGCACATATCCTCGCGGAACATATAATTTACAAAATTTGGTTTGTATGATAAGTGTGTCGCAATTTTTAAAAAGCACTCACCAAGATAATCGGGTATTTTCGGTTTTCCTTCCCAGGCACCGGACTTGGGAGGATAAGTATCATACTTTTCAAAATACTTTTGCGATGCCTTTTCAACTTTAGATCTATAAACAATAAGAGATTCGAGTAAATCTTTATTATTTACGTAATGTTCTGATTTCTTTTTAGGCATGGCATTGGTCTTCTTATATAAGTTGTAATTATTATAGCATATATGTGAAGGGCTTGACAAGTATTCAAAATACCAATAGAATAGGATTGTTCCCGTTGAAAATAAGTTCTAGATTTCTTTAGACTTCTTAAAAAGATTCTCCAAATTCTTCCTTGCCTGCTCTACCGAAGATATATAACCCATCATAGGTGAGGGTTTATTCGATTCATTTGAATTGTCCTGTAAATAATATTCATATACCTGAATTAACTTTACATTTTTTGTTTCGGTCATTGTAATAACCTTATCTAATTTAATCAAGAACATATCATCATCTGAAGTTTCTATCCAAGGTTTAATCTTAATGCAAGAATCACCGGTAGAATTTATTAGAGATTTTATGATTACCGGATTTTGTAATGCTATAATTGGATCACCATCATTCTCATCCACTAGAATGAGTGACAGAATTTCTTCTCCAGATACTAATTTTAAAATGCAGTAAAACTCTTCGCCCATATTAATCTTTTAGTGGAATGTTTATAATATCGTAGTTAAAATTTTCTTCATTATAGATTTTAATTCTTTCAATTAAGTGATTAAGTGTATAATTCTTTTTTGATTTATAACTAATATCATCGGCAATATCATATAATGTTGCCTTTATCTTGTTGTCTCCTTTTCGCAGAACTCTTCCAATTGATTGAAGATTTCGTATTCTTGATTTACTCGGAGAGGCAAAGATCACATTATGAAGATTTTTAATGTTAATGCCAGTAGAAAAAGTTCCGTAGGAAGCAACGATGATTGCATTATTCTCTCTTTCTGTAATTTCTCTAACTAATTCTCTTTCGTCAGTATTCACGCCACCGTGAATAAAAAAAACTTTACGTTCATTAATAGCACTATTATTTATCAATTCATAAAGTGGTTGACCGTGCCCCTCGACTCTGGCAAAAAGAACTAGAGTATTTCCTTTTAAATCAAGTGTTAGATTTTTAATAAACTTGTTTCTTTTTTTATGATTAATAATATATTGAACTTCATCCTCAAAGACTTCAAATCTATGTGGAGGATGCTTTAATAGTAAAACTTTAATATTTAATTTGGCAAGATGACCTTTTTGCATCAGTTCATCTGTTTTGATAATCTTATATGAAGGACCGAAGAGACCTTCTAATACTAGTTTATTCACCTCTATTCCATCTAAAGTTCCTGTAAAGCCAAATCTATATTTGGCATCACACATTTTTGATACAATAGAAACAAGACTTTTTGCTTTAGCCGTATGACATTCATCAACAATTACACAATTAAATTTTTCAAAATATTTTTTTGACATTTTATATATTGCCTGCCAAGTTGAAATATAAACTTTTCTGGAGTCTTCCTTCTCTCTTCCCGAATAAATCATATGACAGTGATTTTCTACATCCCACCCATAGTCTGCGAAATCCTTATAAAGTTGAGAAACCAAAGAAGTTGTTGGTACAATAATTAAAATATTATTTTCTTTGGCATTATAATATCTTACAAGAGAATACATCATTAAAGATTTTCCACTTGCGGTTGGAGAAACTATTACTTTACGATTATATTTCAGTGCTTGATAAATTCCATCTATTTGATATTCACGCGGATCAAATTTACTGATGGAAGTAACGTAATCTTTTACACCTTCCTTTGAGATGTTTTCGTTTATCTCAAAAGGAAGACCATAGAACTTATTGTCAGTGAATTCATAGGTATAGTTATGATCCTTACAGAATTGAATTACACGATCTAAAAGACCAACATAGATTTCTTTTGCATCTACATTAAACAGATAAATGAATCCGTCCCACCACTTATTCTTATAAGCAGGGGAGAACTTTGCGTTTGGAACCTCAAATTGAAATGTGTCCTTTAATTCGTAATAGACATGAGGTTCTGCCTTAATCTGCAAATACACCTCATTCTTTTTAGATATTACCAAATGAGACATTCATAATGTATCAGTTATAGGTATTTATTCAGGTCTCAAGCAACTGGTTCTGTTGTCTGCTCCACATTTTCTGGTTCTGTTTTTCTTTTCTTTTTTGGTTTTTCTTCTGGTTGTACCTGTTGCTGCTGTTCTTGTGGTG